GGCGACGACCGACATTATCGACTGGGCCGTGTACCGCGCCCCGACGGTGACGTCGAACGGGACGCCGTTGACCGTGAACGGGAACAGGCAGACGGGGCAGGCGACGGCGCAGGTCAAGTTTTACTCGCTGCCGACCACGAGTTCGTTCGGGACGAAGCTCAGCCAGTACCGCACGAGCGGGCAGCTCGGAGCGGGGGAGAACCCGGGGAACCTCAATTTCAGCCTCTGGCTTGAGGCGAACAACAAGATGCTGGTCACCGTCGTGCAGGCGGGCACGGGGGCGAACAAGGCGGCCTACTTCGACGTGGAGTACGCGGAGCAATGAACAACAGCAAGTACCTCGCGGACCGGTGGGCGGACGTGCAGCAGGACAAGGTCGCGCCGTTCTCAAGCGGGATCTCGGTCACGTGCTTCCCGAACCAGTCGACCAACGTCGACCTCGTGCTCACGGACGACGTCTTCTTCCAGGGGCTTGAGGTGCTGCTGAGCGGCGCCACGTTCGGCGACACGGTGTCCATGCTGGTCATCGACACGAACGGCATAACGGGGGTCCCGCCCGGCACGGTGCTCCTCGCCCCGGTCCTGAACTGGAACGTGGAGACCGACAGGCAGAAGACCCTGACGTACGAGGCCGTGGTACCGAAGAAGGCGCTGGCGAGCTTCACGATACGCGCGGTCTACAACTCGACGTCGCTTCTGACGCCGGTGAAGATGGCGATCAACTACAAGATGCTCAGGCTCTTGTTGTAGAGGGAGGGGACCTTGGCCGACGTGGTTAGGACGGTGCTCACGACGCTCGCTGCGAGCGGGTCCGACGCGAACGACACCCCACCGGTGCCGAGCGGCGTCGCCGCCGTGGTGACTGTGTTCGGCGGGGCGGACATCAACCTTGGCGATGGGAAGTCCAGCGCATACCTTCTGCAGTGGGGGACGGTGGGGAGCTTCCAGGACGTGGCCGTGGTCTCCGTGTCGGGCAACACGTTCGAGCAGAGGATCGACCAGTCGTTCCTCGGGGACGGGCAGAAGTTCTTCAGGATAATGAGGCAGAACAACTCCTCCTTCGCCAAGCGGTGTCCCGTGTGGCTGAAGGGGTACTACTAGGGGGATTCCATGAGCACGATCATCACGCCCGGCGTACCGGGCATCAAACCGGGGGCATCGCAGTCAGTTTCGATCGGAGGTTCCAGTACTCAAGGCACCGCCGTGGCCGGCAACACCACGGCGGTGCTCCTCTGCGCGACGGTGGCCTGCTTCGTCGCCGTGGGGTCGAACCCGACGGCCGTCGCCGGCACCTCGCTGTACCTGCCGGCCAACGTCCCGCTCTTCGTGGGCATCGGTGCGGGCCAGAAGGTCGCGGCCATCCAGGCCTCGTCCGGCGGCACGCTCTACGTGACGGAGGCGGCTTGAGCGGGAATGGTTTTAATAGACCGGTAGGGAATAAAACTTCTAAGACATAAAGAAAAGATTGCAAGGCAATGGCTGACGAAAAGACACAGATAATAGACTACAGAGAAGTTGGGGCCACTGGTCTTAAAAGATTTTCTGGGTTTGTGTTCGAGGACTTCCTCCAGGAGCTGATCGGCCAGCGCGCGGTCGCCGTCTACAAGGAGATGTCCTCGAACGATCCGGTGGCCACCTCGATCGTGTTCGCGATCAAGATGCTCGCGCGCCGGGTCCCCTGGCGCACCGAATCGGCCTCGGACCACCCGAACGACAAGGAGGCCTCGGAGTTCCTAGAGACCTGCATGAACGATATGTCCGAGACGTGGATCGACCTGATCGACTCCGCGCTCTCGTTCATCGTCTACGGCTACTCGGTCCACGAGACCTGCTACAAACGGAGGTGCGGCGATGTCTTCGATCCGACGATGCGGTCGAAGCACAAGGATGGACGAATCGGGTGGAGAAAGTTTCCGATACGGAGTCAGGATACGATTTACCGATGGCAGTTCGATGACCACGGCGGAATTCAGGGCGTTGAGCAACTTGCTCCGCCGCACTATTACCACGTCACCATCCCTGTCGAGAAGATCCTACTGTTTAGAACTACGGTCGAGAAGAACAACCCCGAGGGGCGGTCGCTCCTGAGGGGCGCGTACCGGCCCTGGTACATGAAGAAGAACATCGAGAACATCGAGGCGATAGGGATCGAGCGCGACCTGGCGGGGCTCCCCGTGGCACTCGTCCCGCCGGAGCTGCTCTCGACCGGCGCGAGCCAGGACCAGAAGAACCTCCTCTCCGCGCTCAAGGACATCGTGGTGAACATCCGGAACGACGCGCAGGCGGGGGTCATCTTCCCCAACGCTTTCGACACGGTCACCGGGAAGCCGCTCTACGAGCTGAAGCTCATGTCGACCGGCGGCCAGCGGCAGTTCGACACGGACAAGACGATACAGCGCTACGACCAGCGGATCGCGATGACGATGCTCTCGGACTTCATGCTGCTCGGCCAGGACAAGGTGGGCTCCTTCGCGCTGGCCTCGTCGAAGACGAACCTGTTCGCCGACGCGATAGGCGGGCTGCTCGACATCGTGACCGACGTCTTCAACCGGTATGCGATACCGCGGCTCTTCAATCTCAACGACTTCGAGATCTCCGACTACCCGCAGATACGCCACGGCGACATAGAGTCGGTCGACCTTGAGGTGCTGGGCCAGTACATACAGGCGCTCGCGACCGCCGGCTACCCGCTGTTCCCGAACGCGGAGCTTGAGAAGTACCTCATGAAGGCGGCGAACCTGCCGGAACCCGCGGAGGAGGCCAACGAGCCGGAGCTGCAGGTGGAGTCGACCCAGGCGCAGACCCCGTCGAAGGTGGTGGAGATACCGGACGACGGAAGGCAGCACCCGACCGGGGGGAGCTACGACACTACCCCGGTGAACCAGAAGCCGCCGGTGAGCCAGGTCATCACGAACCAGACCGGGAACACAGAGACTACGACCGGATTCGGCGCCGACCAGGAGACGGCCGAGGCGCTGAGGAACATGAAGAGGATCAACCTTGACTACTGAGGAGCAGTGGTCCGACAGCCTGAGGAGGGTCAGGCAGGCGATCGACGCCGGTGAGCTGGCGACGGCCGAGCAGGTGCTGCTCGACGTCTACGCGAAGGGGCTCGACGACGGCACGCAAAGGGCGCTGCTCATACTGAGGTCGAGGGAGATGCACGACGCGGCCGACGCCGTGGCCCAGATCGATGCATAACGCAACAACGGAGGTGGCGATGAGGCCCGTCCACGTTGTCCTGCTGTTCGTCCTCGTGCTCGTGATGGCCGTGTGGTCGGTGTCCACGCTTTGAGGGGAGGGAACGATGGTCTGTCCGCACTGCAAGAAGAGGATCAGGAAACAGAAGCCGACGCACCTTTTGTCCTCGCGCCGGGGGCTCACCGAGTGCGGCTACAACGTGGAGTTCAACTCCGTCACCACGACCGACGACAGGACCCTCGCCAACTGCCACTACTGCCTGAAGGCGCTCCGGGAGCGGACGAGGGAGAGGGCGCCGATCCGGGTCATCAACGCGAGCCCGCTGTGAGCAGGCTCCAGTTCTTCACCCGCTTCCCCGTGAGGAAGGCCGCGCCGCGAAGGCCCTGGCGGGTCACCCGCACGAAGGGCCGCATGATGGCGCTGGGCAGGCAGATGTCGCGCGCCGTGCAAGTGCACTTGACGAACGGGCTGCGGGCGTTCAAGAAGAGGATCGACAAGGAGCAGGTGTACCAGGCGTGGCTCTCGGGCAACTACAACCGCGTGATGGAGCAGATCCCCTGGCGGCACCTCCCGGAGGACCTGGAGCCGTACCGGGACTCGCTCGTGGGCGTCGCCGGAAAGTCCGGCATGATCTCGCTCGCGGCGCTTCCGGCCCCGATCAGCGCGAACCTGAGGTTCGACACAAAGAACCCCGACATCCGGGACATGATCTCCGACAACACGGCCAGGCTCGCGGAGAACATCCAGGAGGGGACTAGGCAGTTCATCGCCGACGCCGTGGCGAGGCGCTTCGACGAGGCGCTCTCCCCCCGGGACGTGGCGGACGTCATCCGGCCCTCGATAGGGCTCAACACGCGGCAGGTGATGGCGCTGAACAACTACCGCAACATGCTGGAGAAGAAGGAGCTTCCCGACGCGCGGGTGGAGGAGCTGACCGACGCGTACCACGAGAGGCTGCTCGACTACCGGTCGATGATGATCGCCAGGACCGAGACGCGCTTCGCGATGAACCAGGGGCAGTTATCCGTTTGGGGACAAGCCGCCGACCAGGGATTGATCGATCGCAATACCGCCAAGAAGCAATGGGTGACCGCGCCAGACGCGTGTGATCTTTGCCAAGAGCTTGAAGACCAGGGACCGATACCTATGGACGATTCTTGGCAGACCGACGACGGGGCGATTGACGCCCCTCCTCGCCATCCGAATTGTTATTGCGACACATCCCTCGTCTTCCAAGAAGAAAAGACGACTGAAGAAGAAGAGGATTAAATTTGGGCCGTTGATGGTTTATATTCCGCCTTATGATTGAAAGAAAATGTCAAGTATGCGGCGAGTCGTTCAAGACGTGGAGAGCGTGGCTCCGAAAAGGAGGCGGCAAAACGTGCTCAATGCAATGCGGTTTGAAACAGAGAGACCTCTCCGGCTCCAAAAACGGAAGGTGGAGGGGTGGACGACATCCGGACAAAAAAGGATACATAAGGGTCACGATCGGAAAAGGGAAAAGGCGCTTTGAGCACGCATTGATCATGGAATCGATCCTCGGGCGAAAGCTGAAGCGTGGGGAAAACGTTCATCATAAGAACGGTGTCAAGTGGGACAACAGGCCGGAAAACCTTGATGTGCTTTCTGTCTCAGCGCACGCTCAATTGCACGAATTAGGGAAGCAAGGCGCTATGAACTTCAAAAAAATAAACGAAAGACGAAGGGCCGAAAAGAAATTGAGGGAACAATGCCCAAGAAACCGATGAACGTGCAGTCGATCATCTTCGACAAAGACAAGTTTTCAGAGACGGAGGCGCGCGCGTGGCTCAAGCGAAACGGGTTCAGCCAGCCAAAGGTGGACGAGACCGAGAACAGCCTCCGCTTTCGGCAGACGGACCCCGGCCGCTATAGGACGATGCGCACGATCACGATGACCGAGGGCGTGAAGGCCGTCGTCGGGAAGTCGCAACCGGGCTCGTCCTCCGTCCACGTCCCCTCAACCGAGTGGCGACGGAAGCGCGCGCCGATCCCGCCCACCGTCGACAACCTGGAGGCGGAGGTCGAGAAGGACCAGGGCGACAACGACACCTGGGATCTCCCCGACATGCAGCAGCTCGTCGAGGGCATGGACTACGAGCTTTCGCAGTCGACGGACGACGAGGAGGTCGCACGGCAGCTGGCGCTGGAGAACCTCGCCTCCGATCCCGACTACTACCGGCAGAAGCGCGTCGAGTCCGAGTGGACCGACGACGTGCTCGCCAAGCACGTGTCGAAGGACACGGGGGAGAACGAGGATGCGACGAGGGACAACTGGCCTGTGGGCCTTAACCTGGATCTTGGCTCGGGACCCGCTCGCGAGCCTGGATATATTGGCCTCGATCTGTACCCGCACGATCATGGAACCGTCGTTCACGATCTGAACCTCGGCATCCCGGCGCCGGACGGCTCGGCGTCGAACGTGCGCATGGTCAACTCGCTCCAGCACATGGAGATGGAGGACCCCAAGCCCCTGCTCTCGGAGATCTACCGCGTGCTCATGCCGGGCGGGCAGTTCCTCTACGAGGGGCCGAACGAGATATACAACTACCCCGAGTGGGCCGAGAGCTACCCCGGCCTCACGCTCGCCACCGAGTCGAGGGCCGAGGGGGTGCAGAAGGGCGACGGCGACGACGACGGGGCCTGGGTGCGGCAGCGGTTCGTGAGGATCGCGGTCCCGGACGCCGCGACGGCGAACGACGCGGAGCCCAGGATAGGCGTCGCCCAGTACGACATGCTCCCGGCCGACGCCCTGCTCGCGATAGACGCGCTGGGGTACGAGTGGTCGGACGCGACTAGTTCGGGGCGCGGGAACCGCATCCACGGCTACCCGTCCCAGGGCGCGATCGCGAAGTCCGCCCGCAGGGTCGCCACCGTGGCGGTCAAGCGGGGCAACGAACTCCTCATGGGGAAGCGAAACGACAACGGCAGGTGGACGCTTCCCGGCGGGCACGCCGAGGACGGCGAGTCCATGCTCCAGGCGGCGATCCGGGAACTCGCCGAGGAGTCGGGCATCGAGGTGAACCACCTTTCGCCGATGTCGGACCCGGTGGAGGTCGAGAGCGGGCTGACGGTGCAGCCGTTCCAGCTCTCGGTCGGGGACGCCACGCCGGTGTCGCTCGACGGCGACCCCGACGGGGAGATCGAGCGCTGGGAGTGGGTGGACGTCTCCGACGGCCTGCCCGAGGACGTGGCGGGGAACCTCCACGTGCCGACGGACCGCAACGTCGCGATCAACGAGCTTGGCCTCGCGGGCTCGGAGAACGAGCCGGCGGTGGGGAACCGGTACGCGCTGCCGGAGGAGTCGCGGTACCCGATCAACTCGGCCGAGCAGGCGAGGGCCGCGCTGACGCAGGCTTCCGGCAGGGCCGAGGAGCAGAACGTGAGGGACGCGGTATACCAGGCGTACCCGGAGCTTAGGGCCCCGGAGCGCGCGGGATCGGACGACGAGCTTTGGCCGGCGCTGCAGGTGCTGTCGAGGTACGCGAGGATGCTGCTCTCCGGCGTGGTCGAGAAGTCGGCCGCCGCTGAGGCGCCGTCGCGGCTCACCCGCATCGTGAAGGCGGACAGGAGGCGGCAGATCGTCCACTGCGTGGTGCTCTCGCCGGGGGAACTCGACGCGCAGGACGACTGGATGACGCCCGAGGACATCGAGAACGCCGCGCACGCGTACCTCGCGAAGTCGCGCGTGATCGGGAGCGAGCACATGAAGCCGATCGACGCCGTGCCGATCGAGAGCTACATCGCGCCGCAGGACATGGAGTGGGACTCCGGTCCGTACGGGCCGCAGACGGTTAAGAAGGGCGCGTGGGTCATCGGGATAAAGGTGAACGACCCAAAGGAGTGGCGCAAGATAGAGGACGGGGAGTACCAGGGCGTGTCGGTCGGCGGCTTCGGGACGCGGACCTGAAAGTTTGCCCTTCCAAAAGCGAAAGTTTTCTGTCAACCTAAAGTGTAAGGGGAAACCAACTTTGAAACGCCTCAGCGACCTCGAACCAGCGGAAGTGAGTTTGGTTCCGAAGGGCGCGAACAAGAGGAAGTTCCTGGTACTCAAGTCGGAAAAGATGACCAAGGAAGAACTCCTCAAGGTCCTCAACTGTGAGCCAAGCGTCATGAAGAACATCGAGAAGGTCATCCGCAAGTACTCCGTCCCGCCGATGGACGAGGACGGGATCGAGAAGGACCTGACCACCGAGGGGCGCAAGCACATCGCCGCGCACAACTTTGCGATCCCCGAGGAGCGCAAGTACCCGATACACGACCTGGCGCACGCGCGGAACGCGCTGGCCCGGGTGGAGCAGCACGGCACGCCGGAGGAGAAGGCGAAGGTCCACGCGGCCGTGAAGCGGAAGTTCCCGGCGCTGGCCGAGCGGTCCGCGGCGATCAAGGCCGAGCCCGAGCAACCCGGACAGGGCATCGAGCCCGAGGGGGAAGTGAACCTCGACGACCGAGCGCAGTCGGCCCTCAAGGCCGTAGTGAGGATACTGACTCCCTGGAAGGGGAAGCTCTCACCACTTTTGATCCACGAAATACTAGACGCTGCTGGCTTCCAGTTGACCAGCGAGCAGCCCACAGACGAAGGAGACGCTATGCGAAAAGAAGCCAGCGCGACCCAGTCGCCCGAGCCCATCGAGGATGAGCACCACATCGAGGCGATGAAGGTTGCCAAAGCCGCAGCCAAGAAGGCCTACGGCGAGCACCTCGCCAAGTTGGGGTACCAGAAGTACCCGACCGAGGAGGTGGCGCAGAAGGACCTCGAAGAACACGTCCCCGGCCACGTCGACGACGACGAGGAGCAGGAGGAGGAGCAGGAGGGCACGATGCATTCGCCCGCCGACGCCCGCAAGGAGGGCTCGATGCACCGCAAGGAGGCGATGCACGCGAAGAAGGAGGGGGTCATGAAGTCCCTCATGGCGAAGGTCCCCAAGGACGTCCGCCCGGTGGTCGAGGCGATCTACAAGTCCAGCGTCGAGTCGGTCCGCAAGGCCCACGACCTGGAGCGGGAAGTCACCGCGCTCAAGCGTGCTGCGACCCGCAAGGAGATCGTGGCCAAGGCCGCGTCGCTCTCGAAGCTCGGGCTTGAGAGCGAATCCGTGGTCGACACCCTGATGGGTCTCCACGAGGCCGCCCCGGAGCTGGCCGAGAAGGTCGAGAAGATGCTCGGCGCCGCGAACGAGCAGGTCTCCAAGGGGGCCCTGTTCCAGGAGTTTGGTTCCAGCCAGCCGGCCGACGAACGGTCCGGTTGGGCGAAGATCGAGAAGGCCGCGACGGAGCACGTGGCGAAGTCGGGACTGAAGATGTCGACCGCGCAGGCGGTGGACGCCTACCTCCAGACCGACGCCGGCAAGCGTGACTACGCGCAGTACTCAATCGAGCACGAAGCGCTCGCACGAAGGGGGGCATAATGGCCTACGAGATACCCGGATTCAGCTTTTCACTCCCGGCCAACATCGACATGTCGGTGGAGGCAACGTACCAGTTCACGCCAGTCACGGCGGTGGCGGCCACGGGGGCGGGGATCAACACCCCGACCGCGATAGCGCCGGTGGCCGCGACCGGAGACCCCATGCTCGGCATCCTGCAGAACAACCCGCAGCTCGCCGAGGCCGGGACGATCGTGGTCGACGGGATCTCCAAGGCACTGCTCGGCGGAACGGTGGCGATCGGCGACCTCCTGATGGCGACGCCGTCGGGTGGACTGCAGGTGGCGACCAGCGGGAAGTACGCCGTCGCACAGGCCCTGGAGGCCGGAGATTCTGGGAACCTGATCGCCGTCCTGCTCATCAGGAACGGGAAGATCTAACAAGGGGGATTGAGAAATGCCGCAACCTACTAGGTCAGATGTACACGTCAATCGGCCCCTGACGAACATCTCGATAGCTTACATCCAACGGGCCACGGACTTCATCGCCGACAAGGTCTTCCCGATCGTGCCGGTCATGAAGCAGTCCGACCGGTACTTCGTGTACGACAAGTCGTACTGGTTCTCCGCCGGGGCGCAGAAGCGCGCCCCCTCGACGGAGTCGGCGGGCGGTGGCTTCGCCATCGACAACACCCCGACGTACTTCGCCGACGTCTGGGCCTTCCACAAGGACGTGGACGACCAGACCCGGTCGAACGCGGACACGCCACTTGACCTCGACCGGGACGCGACGCTCTTCGTGACGCAGAACATGCTGCTGCGGCGGGAGATCCAGTTCGCGTACAGGTACATGACCGCGGGCGTGTGGACCGGCTACGCCGGCGACTTCCAGCCCAACGTCAACGGACAGGGTTACTGGGACAGCTCGACGTCGAACCCGATGGCGGACGTGGACTTCCTCAAGCAGAAGATCAAGAGCCAGACGGGCTTCCTCCCGAACACGCTCATCGTCGCCAACGACGTCTTCTTCGCGCTGAGGAACAACCCGGTCATCCTCGACCGTATCAAGTACACCCAGCGCGGTGTCGTGAGCGAGGAGCTGCTCGCGAACCTGTTCGGGGTGGAGAAGTTCCTCGTCGCGTCGGTCGTGCAGAACACGGCGGCCGAGAGCGAGGCGCCGAACACCGGCACCTTCTCGTACCTGATGAACAACAACTTTCTGCTCGTGTACGCCAACCCGGCGCCGAGCATCCTCCAGCCGTCCGGCGGATACGTCTTCTCCTGGAACGGACTCTTCGGAGCGGGCGCCCAGGGCAACCGCATCATGAAGTTCCGCATGGAGCAGCTGAAGTCGGACCGGGTCGAGGGCGAGATGGCCTTCGACATGAAGCTCGTGGGGGCCGACCTCGGCGCCTACGGCCTCAACGTGCTGCTGAATCCCTAAGTGCTGGTCGCGCAGAGGGACATGAACTGTTTCGGTAGGCTCGTCCGAAAGGGCGAGCCGATTCCGTCCCCGGAGCGGTGGAACCCGGTCGCCC